GAGTGGCGGAGGCTCTCGATCCAGAAGCGCAAGGAGGTGCCGTATTGCGAGCTGTGCGGCCAGAGGGATAACAACCCCAGCAACCCACTCACCGCCGACCATCTCGCTCCGCTGGCTGAGGGTGGCGCGTTGATCGTGCCGACCTATATGCTGAGGACAATCTGCCGTCAATGCCACGGCAAAGTGGGTACAAGGAGGAGGATCTAATGGCAAAGATCGTCGCAGTCTCTAACACGCCAATGGCACCGACCGGCTATGGCACGCAGATCGCGCAGCTCGGACTGCGCGCACTGGCGGCAGGTCACGACTTCAGCGTGGCTGCCAACTACGGCGCTCCTGTGAATATGGAGTGGAACGGCATCAAGATCTACGCAGAGGGTTTGCTGAAGTACGCCAACGACTCAGGGCCAGAGAACATTGCTCTAGCAGCACGAGACGGCGGAGTGGGTCTTACGCTTTGCGATGTCTGGACGCTCGTCGCGGATGCGTGGCACGAGTTGCCTATCGTCGCCTGGGTGCCGGTGGATCACTCGCCTGTGCCACGCCGCGTGGCTGAGTGGTGCATCAAGGGTGGCAACAAGTACATCGTGGCGATGAGCAAGAACGGCGAGCAGCTGCTCCTAGAGGCTGGCGTGCCACGAGACCGCCTGACCTACATCCCTCACGCCATTGACCGCGCAATCTGGCACAGCGGCGTGCAGCCGATGCGCCATACTCTCCGCGTGCCAGAGGATGCCCACCTGACGATCATCACCGCGATGAACAAGGGCAAGCGTAAGTCGTTCCCTGAGATGCTCCACGCCTGGACGATGTTCGCCGAAATCCACAAGGATGCCTACCTGTACCTGCACACCGACAAGTTCGGCCATATGGACGGCATCAACCTGATCCCACTGCTGAAGGCGCTCGGCGCGCCAGAGGAACGCATCCGCTGGGTCAACTCAATCCAGATGCGCGCAGGCGTACCGGCTGAGACGGTGGCAAGCCTAATGCGCTCTGCCGATGTGCTGCTCTTAGCGTCACGCTCTGAGGGCTTTGGGCTGCCTGTCATCGAAGCACAGGCCGTAGGCACTCCAGTGATCGTCAGCAATCACACCGCGCAGCCAGAGCTAGTGCGTGATCACGGTCACATCGTCGCAGGTCAGATCCACTGGGAGGACTTCCACGAGTCGTTCGCCTTCATCCCTAATGTCTTGGAGATCCTAGAGGCGCTCCACCTCAACTACATTGCGACCCAGAGCGGCGAGATCGACCGAGCCGCACTAGCCGCAACGATGGACGAGTACGACGCTGACACGGTCTACAAGGAGAAGTGGGAGCCGCTCTTCCAGTCCATCGAGTCAGGAAAGATCAGGCTCGGCGTACCAACGCCAGAGCCGCAGCCTGTGAACCGCGCAGCACGCCGAGCCAAGAAGTGATCCAACACTCCTGCAAGCCTGGCGACATCCGTGGGCTAGGCAGGCGGCGTGCCTGCGCTCGCCTGCTGTACTGCTTGCAGTGCCAGCGCAATGTCGTGCCGGATGCGCCGACCTGCGGAGAGTGCAGCTACTGCCGCCGCACCGCAGACCGCAAGCACCGCAAACCTTACTGGGCAGGTAAGGATTGGAAACCCAATGCCTCTGTATGAGTTCAGGTGTCCAGTCTGCCAGCGCATCGAGCAGCGACTGCAAGTCAGCTACGAACCTGTGCGGCCGCGCTGCGAGTGTGGACCTTGGATGATCCTGCAACTGGTCGCCACGCCTGTTCACTTCAAGGGCGACGGCTTCGCCAAGCGTGATCGCTCTAAGGGAGGGCGGTCAAAATCCTAGAAAGCGTGCGTGCTACAGTACCCAGCGACGAGTTCGTCTATCTCGTGTACGGTGCCGAGCCTGCGTAGGGTCTGGGAGATTTATTTATGAGCGCGAAAAAGCCAGCCGAGAAACGGCAGAACCGAGCGACCAAAGACCTTGGCGTGCTGCCTCAGATTGAGGTTGATCCACGCTCCATCCCTACGCCACCGGCACATCTGACCGAGCGCTGGGTCAAGTCGTGGGAGATCTTCTGGGCTTCGCCCTTCGCTCAGGTCGTTCAGCCTGCTCAGCACCCTGCGCTCGAACGGCTCTTCTCAATGTATGAGGAGCGCGAGCGAATGGATGTCTACCTGCGTGAGGAGCCGATGAGCGTAGGCTCACAAGGCCAGAAGATCCTGAATCCGATGTATCGTCAACGCTCAGCAGTCGATGCCGAGATCCGGCAGCTGGAGGATCGGTTCGGATTGCACCCTAAGGCAGGGCTGCAACTGGGCATCGTCTATGGGGAAGCCGCTCGCAGCCTGGAGGAGTTGAATGCTCGTATCACCAACGCCGTCATCGCCGAGAGCGAAACGGAAGAAGACCCACGCTATGTCGAAGGCACCGCAGAAGAGGCCGCTGTACTCGTCGCCGATTAGCAGTCCACCGCCACCCTCTTGGGGCGGCTTGGTCTGCCGGTGGATTGAGACCAATCTGGTTCACGGTGAGGGCGACAAGTTTGGCGAACCGTTCAGGCTGGAGCCGTGGCAGCGTGCCTACATCTGGCGCATCTACGAGTACGACCCAGCCACCAACAAGCGCACGGTCAAGCGCGCCCTGCTCGGCACGCCGAAAGGCAACGGCAAGACCGAGCTGCTCGCCGCTATCGCCTTGGCTGAACTGGCAGGACCAAAGGCACCGCGCTCGCCTAACATCCCCATCGCTGCTGCGTCGTTCGAGCAGGCTGACCTGCTCTTTGGCACCGCTAGGATTATGCTCACTCAGGGTCCACTCGCCGCGCACTTTGAGGTCTACGACACCGAGATCCTGATCAAGGATCGCCCAGGCCGGATGTACCGAGTGGCTGCTGCGGCAGGCACCAACGACGGTGGGCGACCAACCTGCTTCATTGCTGACGAGCTGCACGAGTGGACTGGCAACAAAGAGCGCGTGCATCTCGTGCTCTCCAACTCACTCGCCAAGCGAGCAGAGGCGCTCGAACTGAACATCTCAACGGCAGGCTCTGACGAGAACACCCTGCTCGGCAGGATGCTGACCTACGCCAAGCGCATCGCCTCTGGCGAAGTGGCTGACCCTTCCTTCCTTGTCGAGTGGTGGGCGGCTGCTGACAGCCACGACCTTGAGACCGATGAAGGCCGCAGGGCGGCACTGGAGCAGGCGAACCCTAGCGCTCCTGCCTTCGTGGACCTTGACAGACTGTTGGCACGAGCCAACGAAGTGCCGATGCACGAGTGGCAGCGCTACCACCTGAACCGCTTCGTGCAGCCGCCTGACCGTTGGATCGGTGCAGAGTCGTGGGCGCGACTGAAGGAACTTGACCGCGTGCTGCTACCAGGCGAGCAGATCAGCGTGGGCTTCGACGGCTCGTATGCACGAGACGCGACGGTGCTGACCGGCTGCACGATGGACGGCTACATCTTCCTGATCAAGGCGTGGGAGAAGTCCGACACCAACCGAGATCCTGACTGGACGGTGCCACGCTCGGAGGTGGACGCAGTCGTTGAGCAGGTGATGACCACCTACAACGCCACCCTCTTCTGCGACCCTCCAGGGTGGGCATCGGAGATCGAAGAGTGGACGCGCCGGTACGGCAAGCGCGTGGCGGTCTTCCCTACCGCCACGATTGAGCGGATGGGTCCAGCCGTGGACCGCTTCTTCACGGCCGTGGCGACTGGCGAAGGGCTGCGCCACGACGGCAATCCGCTCCTAGCTCGACACATCTCCAATGTCCACACGCGCCTGACGCGCTTTGGGCAGGTCTTGACCAAAGCGTACAAGGCATCTCCAGACCGCATCGACGCTGCGATCTCCGCCTGTGTCGCCTTCCAGGGTGTAAAGTTCCTGAAGGTTGAACCAAAGCAGACAGCGAAAGTGGAGTGGGTGAACCTATGATTGCAAACATCCTTGAGGTTGTGGGTGCGGCGCTTGTGATTGCAGGTCTCGCGCTATTCTCAATCCCAGTCGCATTGATCGCCACAGGCGTAGCCTTAGCTGCGCTCGGCTATACGCTAGGAGATCGTAAGTGAGCATCCTTCGTCGCCTACTTGGCACCGAGCAGCGCAACTACTCCGGCTCAATGTTTATGAGCGACAAGCCGTCGGACTCGTCAGCCGGAGTCCAACTCAATCAGCAGAATGCAACATCGATCGGCGCGTTGTACGCGGCCGTCAAGTTGTACGCCGACACCGTAGCGAGCCTCCCAGTTGGTGCCTTCATCCGCGACGGCGGCGTGCGCCGACCGGTGACACGACCGCGCTGGCTTGAGAATCCGATCCCTGCAAACCCAAACTACACAGGGTTCCAGATGCGCCACGCCGTCGTGACGAGCCTCTTGCTTGACGGCAACGCCTTCATCCTCTTCCTGACTGACCGCCTTGGCGATGTCGTTGAGACGCGCGTGCTAGATCCGCAGAAGGTTGAGATTCGGATGGACGAGATGGGCGCACCGATCTACATCGTGTCCACTGGCGCTACCGCGTTCAGCGTTGGACCTGACCAGATGGTGCACATCCCACTCTTCGCCACCGCTGGCACGATGCGCGGAATGTCGCCTGTCGAGCATCACCGCACGACACTCGGACTCGCCTCTGCCACGCAGCTCTACGCTGCCAAGTTCTACGAGAACGGCGCTGCGCCAAGTGCCGTGATCAAGGTGCCAGGTGAGTTGACGCAGGATGTCGCGGACTCGCTCCGCGCATCCTTCAGCCGTCGCCACGAAGGCGTAGAGAAGATGCACAAGATTGCGGTGCTGACCGGTGGCGCAGACTTCCAGCAGATGAGCGCCAAGATCAGCGATATGCAGCTCGTTGAGACGATGCACTGGGGCGTGGAGTCCATCGCTCGCATCTACGGCGTGCCACTCCACCTGCTCCAGTACCCAGGCGGCAACACCTCTTACAGCAGCGTTGAAGTGATCAGCATCGAGTGGCTGCGCCTAGGGCTTGGCCCACTCATCGCGCGCATTGAGGCAGGGCTTCAGCGACTGATCGTTGGTCAGACCACCTTTATCAAGTTCAACATTGACGGCCTGCTCCGCCCTACGACCAAGGAGCGAATGGACTCCTACGCCGTCGCCCTGAACTCAGGCATCCTGAATCTCAATGAGGTCCGCGCACTAGAGGATCGACCACCGCTCCCAGAGGGAGGCGATGAGTTCTGGAAGCCACTCAATATCGGCACCGTCACTAAGGCACCTGGCGAGTGAGCTACATCATTGTCGACCTAGACGGCACCCTCATCCTTGAGGGCGAAGAGCCGAATCAGCCGCTGATCGATCACCTGAATGAGGAAGTAATGTCAGGCGAGGCGGAGATCCTGATCGTCTCCGCGCGCAAGATTGATCGCCTGCAAGAGACACGCGCCTGGCTGCAAGAGTACAAAGTGGCAGGCGTTGAGGGTGTCTTCTTGAACGACTTTGAGGGAAGCGCATTCGCCACCGGCTTCGCGTTCAAGGAGTACAAGTACGGCCTCCTGAAGGAGCAGTACGGCGACGAGTTGATGACTGCGATTGACAATGATCCAGCCGTGCGTGCGATGGCCGAGAAACTCGGCATCAATGCACACTCGCCAGAGGAACATCTTGATATGTCGATGCGCGCCGTCGCAGGCAAGGATAAGTTCACGACACGCGAAGAGGCTGTCAAGCGCGCGGAAGAGATCGGCTGCGAAGGTACGCACACGATCGATGAGAACGGCGAGACGATCTATATGCCGTGCCGCACCCACGCCGCCTACGAAGCAATCGTCACGCCTGACACGGCTTCGCCAGGCTACCGCGCAGCCCACACCGACCCACCTGCACCAGCTGCGGATCAGATCACTGGGAGCGACGAGAACAAGCCTGGCTCTGCCAGCGGCAAACTCGGCGACATCACCCTGAGCGAAGCCACCGAGAAGGCCTTGCAGACAAAGAGCGACGATCACAATGACGCGATGACCGACGCAGACCGACCGTCCTGGACGCGAGTCCGCGTCGATGCGTTGCGTGCCGTCTACCGCCGTGGCTCAGGTGCCTACTCGGTCAGCCACCGCCCAGGCACCACACGCGAGCAGTGGTCAATGGCGCGAGTCAACGCCTTCCTCTACTTGGCGCGTACCGGTGCGCCAGAGAACGCCGCCTATGTCGGAGACAATGACCTGCTCAACCCTGACCATCCTAGGTACTCAGAGGACAAGAGCCGAGCTGCGGAGTACGAGCAGCGAGCCGTCTACGAAGTGCCGAACTACATCCGTGACGCAGCAGCCAGAGGCTTGGCATTCGTTGAGGACGGTCTTGCCGGTGACGGCTTGCAGGCAGAGACCATTGCCGATGCGCGAGAACTCGCCGCAGGGCGAGCCGATAGCGACAAGGTGCTACGCACCGCCGCCTGGATTCGCCGCCATCGCGGCGACTGGGAAGGCGTACCGCAGAACAGCGATTCGGACAACGCAGACTTTCCAGGTCCAGGTGCCGTTGCAGGCTTTCTCTGGGGTGTGGAAACAACTGACCCAGAAGCAACTGATCGCGTACTCTCGTGGGCAGATGCTTTGATCGCAGCTGAAGATAGGGAGATTGTGGATATGAAAGAGAAAGAGACTCGCTCGGTACCAATCGGTGAGTTCCGACTTGCTGAGGCTGGTGCTGACGGTCAGCGAACCTTCACCGGCTACGCCTCTATCTGGAACAGCGCATCCGCTGGACTCCCATTTGAGGAGAAGATCGCGCCGAACGCCTTCAAGCGTTCACTGTCGCGCGCAGCCGCAGGACAGAAGATCATCGCCTTCCTCTTTGGTCACGACGAGACACGCGCTCTTGCCACAACGGCAAGCGGTCGACTTCAGTTGACTGAGGATGAGACTGGCCTTCGCGTTGAAGCCAAACTCGACCCAGCCGATCCAGACGCAGCCAAGGTCATCTCGATGCTGACGCACGAGAGCGCCGCAGCTGGGATGTCGTTCGGCTTCCAGAAGGTTCAGGATGCGTGGGATGGCAACAACCGCACGATCAAGGAAGCCAACCTCTTTGAGGTGAGCATCCTTGCCGCCGGTGGTCAGACTCCTGCCTACCCTGCCACCCTTGGACTCACGGCAATCCGCCAGGTCACTGCGCCAAAGATCGGCGTAGAGGCAGAGGCGCTGCTTGCCACACTGGAAACAATCAAGGCTGGACGCGAACTGTCCGCCGAGGAAGTGGTTGTTATTGATGCTGTCCGTTCCAAGCTCGCGCCAAAGCCTGTGGGGATTGATCCGTCAATCGCCGCTGCGCTGCTCGCGATCTCGGCGGCAGAAAGTGACGCACTCTAGGTCACGAGCCACTGCCCCACCGCCCTGAGTAGGCGAGTCCGCAGATCAGGTATCCCACCAAGGAGCGCATAAATAGTTAGTCCGCCTATGTGCGGAGAAAGGATGCAGACAATGTCTGACATCGCAAAGCTTGCTGACAAGCGAGCGCATCTTTTGGTTGAGGCTCGCGGCATTGCCGTAGAGGCAGCCGACAAGGGAATCGCC